ATCAGCTTCTAGATAAGGTAAAGGGTCTATACTTAAAAACTCTACAGATCCATCAGGCATTACATACTGTGTCTTTTTACCAGTTATCCATGCTTCTTTAGAGTAATCTAATAAAGCTTGTAAATCTCTTTGTTCCACCCCAGCAAATTTCCTGTAAAGATCTTCAGTGGTATGTGCACTCTGTACGATAGCTTGTTGACTTGTAGCTTTACCATCATATTCAGACATCCCACCCATTCTTTGACGGTTAACACCTGAAACTCTCTCCCATTCTACTTGAATAGAATTAAGTAGTTCAACATAAGTACCCATTGTCTTCATAGAAAGGTCAAGTACAGACTGATGTTGTGGACTCAGTTTTACTCCTTCTTTGTTGTAGTCTATCCAGGCAATACCTGTACCTTCTACGTAGTACATGAATTTATCCATGTCCCATTTCTTAGGGATAAGGTTAATATCAAGTTGGGCAATAATATCTTTAGATCTAGCTATAGCTAATTCAAGTCGATACTTATAAGTATTATAATTCAATTGATAAGGTACCCCTAACATAACTAGAGATACATTCCTTGAATTTATATCTGAGTATTTTCTACCGTTTATAGGTAGTTTATTTTTTGAAGGGTTATCTATCGACATTCTTTGGTTGTCGAAAGGTCTCATATTAATATAAAGATCATCCCCAATACATATTCCTTGATAAACAAGGTTATGCCACTCCCATTCTATTTTAGCACCAAATTCTTTCAGTTCTGGTGGTATTCTAAATCCGTCTTCCACTTCCATTGTCTCCATACCTCCTGTTTCAGGATCGAAGAAGGTCATAAACCCTGTTCTTTGCATGGATTGCCAGTAAAGTATCCTTACCCGTACAAGTCGGTCTCTTAACTCTTCTTGTCTATTGACATAATTAGAGTCATAGAAAAACCCTGCATCACCTGCACTCTGAAACACCTGATCAATCTGCTCAGGGGTAAGGTCTCTCCCCCATTTTTCTACTACAGAAGATGGATGCATGTATTTGGTTACCATTGCCCAATCACCATCCTCTACATAGTCTAAATCTGGATCTAGATCATAGTCTACATCTAAGGGGTTAAGAATATCATAAAATACTTCGTCATTTCTTACACCTCGCTCCGTGTAGCATTCACCTGCTACTAAAAAGTGAAACCAGGCTTTTTGAATTTTTTCATGTACGTGACAATGTTGGAGAATGTAATTCATTCCCTTTTGTCCTAAGATAGCTCTTGTGTCAGTGTAACTCCTGTCGAACATTTTTGCTAGTTCTTCAGGTAGTTGAGGTTGTTCTTGAGTTGGAACTCCTGTTTCCATACCCATAACATTTAATTCATTTACAAAAGCTTGTTTCATAGATTCTAAAACAACTGCTTTTTTCTCCTCTTCCATACGGGAAACGGAGTCCGAATTCTGCACGGTCACTGTATAGCTGAACGGACGCTTTGCCTTTTCCCCGAGAAGTAGGTCAATAATCGGTTTAATAAGGGGATAGTTGCGCATTTTTGAAGGGAAGTTCTTACGGGCTTTGCCGTAAGGCTGCACAACATACTGATAGTCGTCATCGTGTATAACACCATTGTAGTAATCGTACAGCTTTCGGAGCTCCTCTTTCCTGTAAGTTCTTCCGTCTTCGGCAATAGAAAAATAGGACTCCATCGTATCGATGGCCCATTGTTTAGTTTTTCTTGCCTGTGGTATTCTTTGATTTGGTATCTCGCTATACATTCTTACAAAGTTACTTTATACTTATGATGACTCTTAGTACCTACAGATTTTTAAAATACCTTTTATAATAAGGCATTATTTATACTGTTGGTCAAACCAGTCGTCAACGGATCTGTCCCCTAATACTTCAGAAACTTCTGCGTTATAAAGTTCTTGGGTATGATACATACCTATCATAAGCGCCATAACTCGGTCAAAGTTGCCTTTATGATTGAACTTTATTAGTTCCTGCAATAGCGCAAGATCGTAAATTTTATGGACATTATAAAGTTGTTTCCCATCTACGTCTTTTCCTCGAGGTGTTTGTAGCCAATCTCGTATGTAAAGTTCCCCTTGTTTTTTACGAGCCTCAGTCATATGCATACCATAGTTTCTCTTCACTGTCCGGGATTGAAGTTCTTTCTTATTAAGCATTTCAAACTCCTCTTGTAAAAAGTGTAGCTTCCTAAATCTTTTAGCAAAACTTATAACATCACCACGGTCATTTTCAAAACCTATCTTCGCGTTATAATACTGTGATAGGAGGAACATAATATTGTTAAATTCATCCTGGGACTTAGGTCTCCCAACGTAAGACGCTACGATCATATCATCAGGCTTTGAAACATTATTAACCCTCTTTATAACATAGGCCGCACCTAATGATCTAGAGTCACTAGATTGATTTTGTCCATAAGGGTCATGACATAAAAAGTAGAGGAGGTTAGGGGCTTTACCCTCTACTTTATAAGGTGTTTCGTATACTACTACAGCTCCGTTTATATCGTCCCCTTTCCTATGCGGGTATTTAGTTATCTGCTTTCTATCTCCGTTAGGTTTAAATATAACTTCTCCTTTAGTGCTAAGTGTAAGATCTCCAACTGTACCTAAAGCATGTAAAGCCTTCGCCCTAACTCTATTATATTGTTCCTGGATAAGTGCAAGATCAAATAAGTTAGATGATACTTGTAGAGTTGCTTCTGCAGGCGAGAAAGGATGCTCTGCTAAATACTGATCATAAGCACTTGCGTCGTTCCCACCTCTTTTCTTCTCTCTTTCTCCTGCTTCAAACTCTTTAGCTTCAGTTATAAGTGAGTTTCCGTGTTCATCTATAAAACCATCTAAGATTTCATATATCGGTACAAAGTATCCACATTTAGTTCCCTGGAGGCCCTCATCCCAATCATTATCAAAGGCCATACAGTCATAAGTGTCAGGATGATAGAATAATTCTTCAAGGGCTTCAAATCCATCCCCCTCTGTACCACCTGTACCGAAGGCTATCATTGTACCTAGTGTTTTGGATCCTTGTCGCATAGTAGGCATAGCCATACCCCACGCTTCTAAGAGACCGGGGAATGCTCCAGCCTCTTCAAAGAATATAAGTTCACCTGCCTTACCCCTTACTTTATCAGGGTCATCTTTTAGGGATACTCCTGCTATAGATGATTGTATACCTGCATCTATAAACTGTCCACTAACCTTTTTCTTGTATCCGGCTGTCTTAGCCATAGCCGTATCTAGTAGTCTAGGCTGTGTCCAAGCTGTATTAGCATCAATAAAGTTTACAATCTCCCAAGCTTTTGTAAGGATTGCATCTACCCCGGTCAAGTACTCTTTCATACCTGCAAATACGAAGTTCTTAGAGTTCTTTATAAGGAAATAGTTTCTTGCAAGCATAGAAGCTGCTTTATAAGAGTATCCTTTACGACGTGCTTTAAGAACCACCATATGCTTGTCCTCATCCCTACATTTTTCTAGGTGAGAGAAATATTTGTGGTCATTATCGTAGAACCTAGGCCAGTACTGCTTTCTCATAGGTCTAGTGGATCCATCAGGAAGTATTTCATCTTTTACCACCTTGATTCTACAGTAGTTAAGGTAGAAATAGTGAAAACCTGAAACTGTTATATCTCCTTCAGGTGTAGTATACCCGTATAGGCATCTTTTCTTTTCTTCATCCCAGAAATCGTAATAAGCTTTAGTTCCTTTTGGTGCGGGAGTATAAAAACCGTGCTCGTCAAAGTAATTAGCTGCAGGAGAAAGTCTATGTGTGTCTTTAAATTTATTCACTGTACTTATCTACTTGTACTCCTCCCCAGGTATCACTAAGTTCACTTTCTTTTCTAACTGCATCTTCAAGTTCTTTAAGGCCGTTAGTAGTTTTACCCATAGTCTCTAATATTCTTACATGTTTTACAGGGTCGTAGTCTTCATCTGTAATATCAATATTATCTAACCAATCTGCTAAATATGATACAGACTTCCTTGACTTTTTTAATAAGGTCATAATAGAAGAGTCGTGTCTATTATACTCCTCCATACCAGCTTTGGTATACTTATCCACTTTAAAAGTTTTGTTGAATACTGCCTCCTGTACCTCTTTATGTTTTTGAATATCATCATATGCATTGTAAATTGAATGCACATCGCACATAAAATAGATATAGGAAAGTCTTTTTATAGCTTCTTCTGAGTCGAAGTTGTCTACAATATCTTTAAAAGCTTTTACCGTAAGGCAGTATGGGGTTGGCTCAATCTTTAGATTGTCCGTTGTTTTTAATAGACTTTCTCTTAGCATCATTTAAATATTTTAGTCGTCCAGGTTTAACTTTGAACACCCCAAATGATGGACAACGTATAGCCTCGAACTTACCCTCAGACATTGTTTTAGCTGCGAGTTTAAATTGAGAATTTACTATTTTCTCTACCTCTTTAAGTGGGAGATTGTACTTAGTCGCTAGGATCTGTATCAGTTCCTTCTTTCCCTTTGCTGCCATTCGTTGCTAACCATTTAGGTGGATTATCTGCACACTGTGAAGTTCTCCAACGTGCTTTTACAGGCATATGACACCCACATAACCCGCAAGATCTAGAAGGGGTAAAATGCTCACAATCCACACAAGTCTTCATTCTTGTAGTGTACTCTGTAACAGTTACATGTTTAAACCCATCATTACCGTGTTTCTTAAGAGCTTCTGCAAACTCCCATATCATTTTTGCAAATCCTTTCATTACCAGTTTAACATAGTTTGAATAAATATACTTAGAGGGACACCTTTAGCATTATAGTTTATAGTTATAACTTTGAAGTCGTTTGTATACACTTCTGCTACCAGGCTATTACCCGGAGTTCCTATGTAAAGAGATCTCCACATTATCTAGTTCTTTAAAAAGTTTAGAGTATTCATAAACATTATCCTTAATAACTACAGCTTTTTTGTCTTTAAGCCTTTTTATATAGGTACTTATAACTCCTAAAGTTATCCCTGCAACCTCTGCAGTTTTAACTCTATGGTCTTTACTGCAAAATTCTTTATGCTCAGTATCTATAAGTTTAGCAAGGATAGAGATTTCTTTATCAGTCAAATTGTAAATACCATTCCAAAGTTTAATACTCTGGAAGGTATCCGCAATAGGTATCTTTAATTTTATTTTTTTGCTATCAGTCGACATCCTTCGGGGGTTATTTCCAGTTTAGAAAATCCTTGAGGGATCTTATTATAACTGTCAGCTATCAATTTCATATCCGTTGTTTTAGCCATGTGGTTTAATAAGTTTGAAACTTCTCGATCAAGATCTTTAGCAATACGTTTAGCTTTTTCACCTACTTCCGAATTGCTCTTTAAAGTTTCAAAATCCTCTAAGGATATTGTAACTGTTCCTTTCATTACTCTACCATCATTACCTGATTCTCTTGGATCATCAAGTATGCTTTCTCGTCTGTATCGTGAACAACAGCAAAAGGAATACGTGGGTCTACAATAACCATACTCTCTTTTACAATACTCTTATCTAGTACTCTTTCTCCAACGGAGTGTACTTCAAGAATATTAGTTTTTATCTCATCCATCTGGTCCTCCTCCATAGCAGCTTTCGCTTCTTTTGATAGATGGATAACAGGTTTGTCTTTCTTTGGTGTTCTTGGATCTACTAAGGCGATCCATGTTCCTGTAGCTTTCATTATAAAATATGTTATTAGTTCAATTACAAATTTAGTAATATTTATTTGTTATTGAGATTAGACTGTTTCTTTGTCCAGTCATCCTCTAGTTTACTTTGCCATACTTTATTTGAAATAGTGAAATACCTACTGCACTTCTTAACCTTACATTGTAACTGATGTTTAGGGATACCAGAGGCGCTATAACGTGTCTTACGAAGTATTGTTTCTTCAGATCCACACGACGGACATGAAAATCTACCGTATCCTGTATGCGCACCTGCATGTGTATTATGATTTACATAAGGTTGTAACTTATGGAATACATCCTCCAGGAGAATTACATCCTTCTTACAATACTCCACCATTTTATCCATAGCATCTTTATCGTTATGAAGAGTAATTTGTACCCAGTCATCAAACCCTACTGGACTTTTACCTTCATCAAAGAATAGCTTACCTAGATAGTCTAGTCTGTTAGAGTTGAATCTAAAATGTGTGCGGGCCTTTTTAAGGGTGTCAAAACTGTTAAGTTTAGGGGGGCATGAAATACCATGTATAAGACATCGTGTGCGAATCCACTTTTCGTCGAACCTATCACCATTATGTGCTACAAGTTCATCTGCAGTTTTAGCTACCGTCATAAAATGCGAAAGGAGCGCTTTGTCGCACCCCTCTTTCCATTCTAAACTATGTACTGTGTCTTGTCCCTCCCATTTATAACATATACAGATTATAGCCCTCTCTTTAATTATGTTATTGTGGGATATGTTTAATTTATACCCAGCTCCCCAAAAGAACCCGATATTTGGAGACGTCTCTATATCATAGAACAATCTCTTAAAGCCCTCTGGGGGCATCTCGAAGTTTAATAGTTTCATTTGTTTTGTGGCATTATCCTTTCCCTGTAGAATTTTATATCCAGGGTTTTTATTTTTGCCGCTATAACCCTCCACTTATCGTCGGCTTCTTTTCTCTCTGCATCTGTACTTTCTATTCCAAGATTGCATTGAATAGCTGCATTTTTTTCTAATAGGATATCGATTTCTTTTCTGATATCTTCTTCAGTGTGATAGTAATATGTCATCTAGTAATTAAGTCGCGTCCTACTCCTACAGATATAAAATGTTCCCCATTATATCCGTAACCAGCACTAATATAAGTCTTTTTAATTGAACTATGTACTCCTACTCCAAAGAGTGGCTTATAAGATTGCTTAAAATCGCTTTGTAATCCTATAATACCGTGTATTCCTAAAGCCCAATTCAAAGGGACTTTTTTAGGGGTGTATGTCACCATCAAGTTCTCGGATCTGTTCTGATAGTTTTGCCAGTTTAAAGAAATACTAGCATTCTCTTGATCTATAGTTGTATCGTATTTAGCTATCTCAGTTAACCACGTTTCTATAATTTTAACTGTATCAACTACAAAAAATGTGTCTAAACGGTTAATTATTAGCTCTGATGTAATTGTATCTCTGACTGTAACTATCTCTTTTGTTACAAATCGAACTGTATCCGTTTTCCATCTATCAACATACTCAATAGTAGGTACCGGTTTTTCTATGATAGTAGTTATAGGTTTACCACTTGTACTACTGCACCCTTTCCAAGCTACTATCACTCCCAGGAGGAATGCTATCAGGTAAGGTAAGTACTCTTTTAGTAGGTTTTTCGTTATGCTGTTTAACATCCAAATCATTTTTAAGTGCTTCTACTTTTACTGCTAATACCACTGTAAGTATTAAAAATACAAAGGTTAAAAGATAAAATATTTTTATTTCAACATCTTTCATATGTTATTGTATTCTGATTTTGCATCAAATGATGGACATGCTTTAGAGCTTACATCTCTGTGACCTATAATCTCAGCATTAGGATATCTATCTTTTAAATCCTCTAATAAACACTTAAGAGTTTCTTTCTGGCCTTCAGTCCTAGTGTCTTTAGGATCCATA